ATCCGCTGGCCTGTACTGCGCGGTCATGTGTGCTAGGCTATAAAATGGACTTTCACCGTCTTGAAACTCTCGATTGCTTGTACTCTCAAGAAAAGTACGAACCCTAGTCTGCGGCAGGCGCGAGGTAAGCAGCCGCCTAATTTCTGTCTCGTTGTACTTTTTCTCCGGGTTAGAAAGCATGATGTTTTCAAATTCGGAATTTTTTATCTCTTTACCTACGGTGCCAACTTTTTGAGAGTTTTCTGGGTTTTTGTTTAACGCCGCCACCCACTGTTTAGCTTCCATCTTCTTATTAGAATCCTGCTGCCTAGCAAAAGCACGACTACCCACAAAGTTCTGGAAGTTGGTCATCGTAGGTGAGTAGTGTATAACACTCCCCTTGAACTCATCGGGCATACCGCCAATGGTAAGATTGTAGTTACCATAAACAGGCATGGACTCATCCAGCGAACCAATACCACCGGGCAAACCTTGAAAGCCATCATCAACTTCTGGGATTATGTTGTTGTTTGTGTCAGTAACAGCCAAAGATTCCGGGGCATCCGGCTCTTCGGGCCTGCTTAACATCTCCCCCACTGCTTCTTGTACCTGTACTTCGGCTAATTCATCTTCTGTTAATTGGACGAAATGCCCGTCACGGCGACCAATCAATTCGTTCTGAATGTATCTCATCCTAGTGCCAGCACGGTCAGCGGCATCTTGTGCAAGGTCAGCGGCATCAAAAACTTCCCCTTGCTGCTCTGGACGAGCAGCCATACCAGCCGTAAACTCATCCCGCGCTTCTATGTATCGCTGAACTAATTCATCGTCACTTAATGTGCCTGTTTCTAAACGACCAGTTTGATCAAACTCAAAAACCCCGTCGCCATCGTCTATAACATCATTAACATTCTCAATACGAGGTGGGGCTGGAGGAGGTGGAGGCGGAAAAGTAGCTATCTCTTCCGGCATTACCATTAACTCTTCAGTAGGACGAGCTTCTAACCTCTCAACCACACTACCTTCGATTATCTCACCCGGCTCGTCAGAGGCTGTACTAATCGTAGGCTCTACACGCTCGGCAGGTAACACCTCACCAGCGTCCTTGGACCGGCGACCAAGTAACCGAGCAATACCTGCTCCAGTAGGTATCGGAGCGATAACTTCACCGATTAACGAACTAGCACGGAAAGGAGTTACCCCCGCTTGTGACAAAGCATCTGTGGCTAGGTTTACAGGCTGACCCTTTTCATCTTCTTCTGGCAATAGGTCCTCACCAAAACCCATCTTCTCCATGATCGCTTCAGCGCCAGCCGCACGTTGAAAGTCACCCACAAGCTTGTCTATGAATGTGCGCTCTTCAACTTTTAATTCCTGTCCCGTTACAAGCTTCGCAGCTAACTGAGGCGCATCCCGAAAAATCAATGCCGCTAAGTCAGCAGGCAAACCCAATATCCCGGCAGGGATGCCAACAGCCAAACCCTTTAAACTTTCTATACCCTGCTTATCACGAGCCTCTTGCTCCAAAGGAGTCAACTCATTGTACAACTTTGCAATAGGCCGCGAACCTTTTCTAGGTGGAGTAAAGACCGGGGTCCGTGGACCACGGCCCGACAACTGTTTTTGCAGGTCACTGAAAACTCTGGCAGCGGTTTCGTTTCTCGCAGTGGGTGCTGGCTTTGAAGTGGGTAGGGGACCACGATATGTTGGTTTGGATTTGGGTAGAGGAACAACCATCAATAATACTCTCTTGCCTTACGGGGTGGATCGTCCTCGAACTCTTCACCATTCAAACTAATAAAGCCACCTTGACGGAAACGCATCAAGGCCATCGTCATACTATCACAAAAGTCATCGTGATCGCCATTAGGGAATGACGCAATCTCTTCAATAACTTCTTCTGCAAACTTTTCGCCTTCAGGATACCATACTTTTCCCGACTCGAATATAGGAGAGACTATATGCATACGGGTTGTTTTGTCCATACCTCCCCCACCACGCTTTCGACCCGGGCTAAAGGTAGCTACAGGTAGGTTAAGTAACCTCATTTCGTCCGCTAACGGTGTACCAGAAGCTTTTGCCTCAATTAACATCAACTCCGGTTCCCAATAATCGTATTCTTCCTGTGCAATGCTCTTTAACTCAGGAAAATTCCACCGACCCTTCTTGGCATCCATCAATATCAGATGCTGATCCCCGTTTTGGTGCGGCTGAAACACGCCCCACGTTGTAATAGCAGAGTAATCAGCCGTTTCTTTCTTGCTGTACGCCGTATCGTAGGACTGAATTACATAATCTAGGTCAGGAATGCTGTCCTCTTCCCAAACTTTCCACCATTCCCGCTTGACCATAGCGGTTTCTTCTGATGTAGGGTTCTGTTGCCACTGAGCATTCCACTTTCCCACCGAAAGTGAAGCCTTTACCTTTAAAAGCTCGTCCTTTTGCCAGAATTCAGGCCATAATGGTTCCCCCGAAGGCATGATTGCAGGGAATTCCACTATATCCCACTGGTCAGCCATCAGATCTTTCTGCTGTGCTTGCAGTAACCGGCCCGTAATATCCTTTTTGGACCAGCGAGTCTGGACAATTATGATGGTTCCACCCGGTTGTAGACGCTGTCGAGGTCCAGATGTGTACCATTCCCACGCATTATCATACGCAGTAGACGATAATGCATCCTGTTCCGAGTGCGGATCGTCAATAATTAGCAAATCAGCACCACGACCAGTCATTGCAGCACCCACCCCGGCTGCAAAATATTCCCCACCAGCGCTAGTCTCCCATCGACCTGCCGCTTGGCTGTCCGGTTTAAGGTCCGTATTCGGGAAAATCTCACGATATAATGGGTCAGCTATGAGATCACGAACCTTTCGACCAAATCTTACAGCAAGTTCGGTGTTCATGGTAGCTTGAATGATTTTTAACTTCGGATTCCGGCCCAAAAACCAACTGGGCATGAGATAGGATGCAAATTCTGATTTAGAATGTCGGGGAGGCATATTGACAATCAGCCGTTTTAACTCCCCCCGGGCAATCTTTTCCAACTTCTCTGCAATTACACGGTGATGGGTCCCCTCTATAAACCCGTCATATACATGTTTCGCATACGGCATGAATTTATCATGGGCTTCAGTCCTAGTTTTAAGCCGTTGTTCCTGCTCCTCCAGTAACAGGATTTCCTTTAGGACCTCCTCTGGCAGCAGTTCTAGGTTTTGCATGTCATCCATGCCCGAACGATAATACCTCGCAATGAATTTATCAACCCTGCAAAATCTGCCTGTGACGCGAACGCAGGTTTTCAGATATAGGGGGTGGGGGGAGTTAACCGAAAGTTGGTTGACGAATGGACGGAGTAACCCTTGCTATATCAGCAAAAGTCTTTTGCTAATATAGGGGGTAATGCTGCTTGACCTATCCCATGCCATCTGATACTGTATATCATAATCACAGAGACAAGGGAGTCGTCCATGAAATATCTTCAGACCATCGCCGCAGCTTACGGCTACACGATCCAGAGAGGTTATGCCGATGGGTATAGCGGATACCGGATCTTCAATCGTCATCACATGTCTGTTGGCATGTTGTTCGAGTCATTGGACAGCGTGGCAGACTACTTCGCAGACAAGATCAAAAGGGAGACTGTATAATGTCACACACATATCTGGATACCATTGGTGGAGTTGCTCTGTATGAGCATGAGACACATGGAGATGAATACCCAATGCTGATGAAGGTCGATGGGATCTTCGTGTCAACTGGTTTGTTCGCGGAGCCCAACATCGATCCTCGTGAAGTTCGAGCAGCCGCTGCTCAGTACGAGTTCGAGAAAGCTAGACAGTAAACAAATAAGAAAGGACAGCATAGCTGTCCTTTCTTATTTGTTTAAAGCGCGGCGGCGAGGCCGGTGCGCAGGTCGCAGATCGCAGGTTTAATTTAGTTGTTGACATTATCCCATGTCATCTGATAAGGTTTTACAAGGTCTTGGATGAGCTAAGACCAAACCAACCAGTCAAGGAAAGGAACAACCATGACTGATTTTACTCTGACCGTCGGGTCATTAATCGTCACCGTGTCGCAAGGCAAGGTGAAATCCAACTGGCAGGATGAGCCAGCAATCCGCACGTTGAAGACCGTGCATCGCAATAAGCGTTCGCCGAACATCAGCTATCTGGCTATGTCGAAACAGCGTTGCGAGATGCTTCTTAGAGAGCGGGCTCATACTCCAAAGCAACTGTCTAGAAAACTGGGCATTAGCATTGGTGCTGCGTACCACAACATCTACGAACTTCGTAGGGCTGGGCATCGCATCGTGACCAAAGGTGGAAAATATCACTACGGTTAGAGTCGAGAGTAAACTAGGGGGGCTCACGCCCCCTCTTTTTTTGGAGGTCGTTCGATGGACAAAGCGATTAAATGGCACAGAGAGTTTAACAAGAGTTGGGAAGCCTCTCTTGGTTTCCGCATTCCAGTACACGCAACGCCATGTATCGAGTGCGAGGGCACAGGGCTAGTTGATATTGCAATCGCGCCGTGGCGTGAGCAAATCGCAGATTGCCCACACTGCGGTGGCGACGGTTATTTTGAATAGGCGCGGCGGCGGCGCGAGGTGCGCAGGTCGCAGGTTGACTTGTATCTGATACTGTGGGATAATCCCATATACACTATAAAGGGAGTTTATTATGTGTGATAAAGAAGCGTTTTACTATGTGCCGCGTGGGTACGATTACAAAGAAATCAAAACCACATGCGGCTCGACATCCTACCAGCACGGTCACGTTGTGACCGTGTTTTGCGCCGACTGCGAAAACGATGAGCAGGTGCAAGCCGAACACGAAGCGCGGCTTGAAGATTCGGACGCAGACAATGCGTGGCTGCGGTCGGCAGGTTGGGGAGAGATCTAAACGGAAGACCGGCGACACAGTCGCCGGTCTTTTTTTGCGCCGCGCCGCCGCCGCGAGGTGCGCAGGTCGCAGGTCGCAGGTTGACTAATGTTTGATTATGTGGGATAATCTTATAAACCAAGGGAGGTTTTTATTATGTTCGATTCATTACCAGACTACAAAGACCAGTTAAAAGAGGACAAGCGCAACTTGTCCAACGTTTCTAAAATGCCGGGTTTTTCAATATCCCGGTCAGCGTATCTTTGCCATGTTGGGCAAAAACTACGCAAGGTAAAAGGCAGCACTTGCGAAAAATGTTACGCATGTAAAGGCATGTATAACATGCCGAACGTGGTCGCAGCGATGGAACGCCGCGAGATTTTCTTTAATGCTTTGGATTTCGTGCCGCGCATGGTTGCGGTGCTCAACACGCTACGCAAGCCGGAATTCCGCTGGTTCGATAGCGGCGACGTTGACAGCGTTCGCATGGGTCTAAACATTCTGGACATATGCGAAGCAACGCCGCACCTTAAACACTGGATACCAAGCCGCGAATATAAAATTTGGGGCGACGTTTTGAAGCTTCGCAAGCTACCGAACAACGTCACGTTGCGCATGTCAGCGCATATGATAGACGGCACACCGTCCAAAGGCTGGAAGAACACAAGCACCGTCTCAAGCCACGGCAACAAAACAGTCGGGCACGTTTGTCCCGCGCCGTTGAATGATGGTAAATGCGGCGACTGCCGCGCTTGCTGGGATCCCAAGGTTGATAATGTCACATACTACCAGCACTAGGAAGTTTCTCCCTGAGATAACCGGCGACTATGTCGCCGGTTATTTTTTTCAGTGCCGCGCAGCCGCGAACCACAGGTCGCAGGTCGCAGGTCATGCTGTCCCGAACCAAAGTTCTTTCGACAAATCGCGGAGCGCAACAGGCGCAGATCGCAGGTCGCCAGACCAACGGATCGCAGGTCGCAGGTCGCCTATCTTTGAACCAAGTAAATCAACCGCAGATGCACCGTCAAATAAATATACACCGCCGGTCACCGGATCATGGGCCAAGAAAAAACTCACGCCTTTGCATCTGGAATGCGAGGAATGCCACGCTATCTGGGATTTTGACGGATTGACCCTGCCATTTTTAACTATTTTTAATTCCACCCATACCGGCACACCGTCCATGCACAAATATACGTCAGGCATGCCCTCGCCGGATCGGTTTTCAATTCGCTCAAAGTGCGTCCTTTTCGGCAGGTTCTGCTTCAATGATGTCCACAGTGATCGTTCTGTTCTTGGCATCTTCAACCCTCTTCATCTCCGGTTCGGGGAAAGCGTTTGGATATTGCTTTCGTATGGCAGCAAGTCTAGCAACGATGTCTTCTCTCGACATGCTGTCAAGTTGATGCACATGGTTTTGCTCTCGCCTGTCAATGGTCAGACCACCCAGACTAGAACGTATTTTTTCAGCGTTGATGGCGGCAGAAAAATGCCCAGCCTCTTCAGCAGCGTGGGACAATTCATCAAAGCGTTTAAGTTGGTTGACCAATGTCACTCCATACTTTCGCTCTCGTTCCTCGCGAAGTTCTTTGATAAGTTCTGGCACTTCTGGGAAAGATTTACCGTCAAGAAGTTTAGCCGCATGGTTTCTCGCGCTGTCGGCAGCATAGCCTGCCTTTCTTGCGCATTCCGCATTGCTGTATCTACCATCAATATAATACTTGGCAAACTCTCTTTGTCGGTTGGTAAGACCAGCCGGTCTACCACCTTTGCCTATAGTGTTTTCTGTGGGTTCAGTCTTTTTCAATGTCAAAAACCTTCTCATGTAGGGCAATACGGGTTGAAAAGTGTTACAACGTTACAGAAGTGTTACAGCCACAACCCTTACTGGATAACGTTTGTAACGTTTGTAACGTTTGTAACGCCTTTTTCAAAAAAAATAAAAAATTTTTCTTCAACCCAAAAAAA